AAAAGGATATTGTTTTGTAATACCTTTAAAAGCTACAGATCAGTTTAATATTGAATCTGAAAAACCTCTACAAGGTATTGTTAAATATTCAGACGGTACTGTTGAGGTTGATGACCTAGTTGGCTTTAGACCAAATAGTGAATACGAATTTATCGTTGATAACGAGAGACTATTTCGAGTTTTATCTAATTTTATTACAATCAAATATGAATACCAAGGAGACGAAGAAGAATATAATCCAAGCTGGGCAAAAAGCAGTTGAAGAGTTGATTAAAGTCGCTAAAGAACCAATTGTTGATTCAGACGATGATATATCAGCAGATAGACTTAAGAATGCCGCAGCTACTAAAAAACTAGCTATATTTGACGCATTTGAAATACTTAACAGAATCCAAGAAGAAGAAAACCTTTTGGAAGGTAAAACGCCTGAAGAAAATAAAGAAAGAGTATTTAAAGGATTCGCAGAAGGTAGATCTAAATGATATACGAACAAAATTTAGTTAAAACGGTTGAACCTGTTAAGAAAACTACAATCAGTAGACTTAACAAGGGTAAGAAGTGGAAATATGGCTATGATAAAGAGCATGATATCGTAGTATTATCCAAAAATGGTCAAATAGGTGAGATAATAGAAATACAAGGATTAGTTATTGCGCTACCAAAAACTCCTAAAGAAGTATATAAAAATCCAAAAAACAAATGGGTGAAATTCGAGTATCCCAAGGAGTTGCAAAGAATTAAAAATATATTCGACTGGAGAAGCTATCCGGAAGGCAGTAAAGAAAAATGGTACGATTATATAGACGAAGAATTTAAAAGAAGGGAAGAAGGATTCTGGTTTATGAATAATGGTAAACCAACCTGGATAACAGGTACGCAATATATGTACTTACAATGGAGTAAAATTGATGTAGGTGCTCCAGATTTTAGAGAGGCAAACAGATTGTTTTATATATTCTGGGAAGCTTGTAAGGCAGATAAAAGATGTTATGGTATGTGTTATCTTAAAAACAGACGATCTGGTTTTTCTTTTATGTCAAGTGCAGAAACTGTTAATTTAGCTACTCTTGCCAGTGATAGTAGATATGGTATACTATCTAAAACAGGTGCGGATGCCAAGAAAATGTTTACGGATAAGGTTGTACCTATAAGTATTAATTATCCGTTTTTCTTTAAACCAATACAAGATGGTATGGATCGTCCTAAGTCCGAACTTGCTTATAGAGTTCCAGCCAGTAAGTTTACAAGAAAGAAGATTACAGCTAATGAAAAGTTAGAAGACATACAAGGATTAGATACAACTATTGATTGGAAGAACACGGGAGATAATAGTTATGATGGTGAAAAGTTAAATCTTTTAGTTCATGATGAAAGTGGTAAATGGGAAAGACCCGATAATATATTAAACAACTGGAGAGTTACAAAAACATGTTTACGATTAGGTAGTAGAATTATTGGTAAATGTATGATGGGCTCAACCTCAAACGCTTTAGACAAAGGTGGAGAAAACTTTAAAAAACTATACAATGCTTCAGATGTCACAAAGAGAAATAGAAATGGTCAAACAAAGTCTGGGTTATACTCTCTTTTTATCCCAATGGAATGGAACTACGAAGGATTTATTGACGAGTATGGAATTCCAGTCTTTACTACTCCTGATATCGACAGACTTGCGCCAGATGGTGAATTAATAGATGTAGGTGTAATAGATAATTGGCAAAACGAAGTCGATGGTCTTAAAGACGATCAAGACGGTTTAAACGAATTCTATCGTCAATTTCCTAGAACTACAGAGCATGCTTTTAGAGATGAAACAAAAGGAAGTATATTTAATTTAGTTAAAATATACGAACAAATAGATTATAACGATGAAATGTCTAGAACCCTAGGAATTACAAAAGGTAATTTTCAATGGGTGAATGGAATCAAAGATTCTCAGGTTATATTTTATCCAGATCCAAAAGGTAGATTTAAAGTTAGTTGGGTTCCACCCCAACAAATACAAAATAAAGTTGTATTAAAAAATGGTATAAGATACCCAGGAAACGAACATATGGGTGCTTTTGGTTGTGACTCTTACGATATATCAGGAACAGTAGATGGTGTAGGATCTAAAGGAGCGTTACACGGTTTAACTAGATTCAGTATGGAAGATGCTCCTGCAAATAGTTTCTTTTTAGAATACTTATCAAGACCACCAACAGCTGAAATGTTTTTCGAAGATGTTCTAATGGCTTTGGTATTTTATGGAATGCCTATACTCGCGGAGAATAATAAACCTAGATTATTATACTATCTAAGAAGAAGAGGATATAGAGGATTCAGTATGAACAGACCAGATAAAGTATGGAATAAATTATCTGTTGCAGAAAAAGAAGTTGGTGGTATACCTAACTCCTCAGAAGATATTAAACAAGCCCACGCGGCGGCAATTGAAATGTATATACAAGATCATGTTGGAATGAAACAAGACGGGACGTTTGGAGATTTATATTTCAATGAATTACTAAATGATTGGAGTAGGTTTGATATCAATAAAAGAACAAAGCATGATGCTTCAATAAGCTCTGGTTTAGCTATAATGGCAAACAATAGACATTTATACGCACCAAATGCTAAGGTTGAAAAACCAAAACTAAATTTACATGTGTCTAAATTTAAGAACGAGGGTACAATGTCTAAAATAATTAAAAAATAAATATGAGGCGATCTATTAATATAAATTCTTTTCCAAGCCAAGTTGTTAGTGATGTGGAGAAAATAAGTTATGAATACGGTCTAAAAATAGCAAAAGCTATAGAGGCGGAATGGTTTGATAATAACACGAGTCTTGATAGATACGGAACAACAACAAATAGATTTCATAACCTTAGATTATACGCTAGAGGTGAGCAATCTGTCCAAAAATATAAAGATGAGTTATCTATAAATGGTGATTTATCTTATCTTAATTTAGATTGGACACCAGTTCCAATTATTCCTAAATTTGTAGATATTTTAGTTAATGGGATGACACAGAGAACCTATGATATAAAAGCATATTCTCAAGATCCATCTGGTGTTAATAAAAGAACAGAATACATGCAATCTATATTAGATGACATGCGAACCAGATCACTTAATGATTTTGTTTTAAATCAATTTGGAGTAAATTTATATAGTAGTGATCCAGATGGTTTACCTGAAACTGAAGAAGAATTAAAACTACATATGCAACTCACATATAAACAAGGTGTTGAGTTAGCTGAAGAGCAAGCATTAAACGTATTGTTTGAAGGAAATAATTACGATTTAATCAAAAAACGTTTTTATTATGATTTAGCAACAATTGGTATTGGTGCTGTAAAAACAAACTTTACTACCTCCGAGGGCGTTACAATCGAATACGTAGATCCCGCAAACCTTGTTTACTCTTACACAGAATCCCCTTACTTTGATGATATATATTACGTTGGTGAAGTTAAAACTATTCATGTCAATGAACTAGCAAAACAATTCACTCATTTAAGCCAAAGCGATTTGGAAGAAATCATTAAAAACAAAACTTATAATAGATCGAGTTATATTGAAAATAACGCTATTGATCATATTGATCAAAATAGTATACAAGTTCTTTACTTTAACTATAAGACTTATATGAATGAAGTTTATAAAGTAAAACAAACTAGTGGTGGTGGTGATAAAGTAATTCCAAAAGACGATTCTTTTAATCCACCAGATACTATGGAGGGTGATTACAATAGAGTTTCTAGATCTATAGAGTGTTTATATGAAGGCGCTATGATTCTTGGTACTGATAAATTACTTAAGTGGGAAATGTCTAAAAACATGATGCGTCCAAAAAGTGACTATACTAAAGTTAAAATGAATTATTCTATCGTAGCTCCAAGAATGTATAAAGGTAAGATAGAATCTATTGTTAGTAGAATTACTGGTTTTGCTGATATGATTCAGTTGACACATTTAAAATTACAACAAGTATTGTCAAGAATGGTTCCAGATGGTGTTTATTTAGATGCTGATGGTTTGGCTGAGGTTGATTTAGGTAATGGAACAAACTATAACCCACAGGAAGCTTTAAACATGTTCTTCCAAACTGGTTCTGTAATTGGTAGATCTTTTACAGCTGATGGCGATCAAAACCCGGGTAAAATACCTATTCAAGAAATTACTTCGGGATCTGGCGGAAACAAAATGCAAGCTCTTATTGGTAATTATAATTATTACTTACAGATGATAAGAGATGTAACCGGATTAAACGAAGCTAGAGATGGTAGTGTTCCCGATAAATACTCTTTAGTAGGTGTTCAAAAACTAGCAGCTGCAAATTCAAACGTAGCTACTAGACATATATTACAGTCCGGATTATTTTTAACGTCATCTTTAGCAGAGTGTTTGTCTCTTAGAATTTCTGATATATTAGAATATTCACCTACTAAAGATGCTTTCGTGAGAGGAATAGGCGTTCACAACGTAGCAACATTAGAAGAAATTAGTCAACTACACTTACATGACTTTGGTATATTTATTGAACTAGCTCCTGACGAGGAAGAAAAACAATTATTAGAAAACAATATACAAGTAGCACTTCAACAACAAAGTTTAGATTTAGAAGATGCTATTGATATTAGAGAGATTAGAAATATAAAATTAGCAAACCAAGTATTAAAGATTAGAAGAAAGAAGAAGATAGAAAGAGATCAAAGAATGCAGCAAGAGAATATACAAGCTCAAGCAGAAGCTAATGCTCAACAACAACAAGCAGCTGCTCAATCAGAAGTACAAAAACAACAAGCTTTAACACAAAACGAAACTCAATTAGAGCAAGTGAAAGCACAATTAGAATCTCAAAGAATGTTGCAAGAAGTTCAAATGAAGAAAGAATTAATGGGATTAGAATTTCAGTATAACATGCAACTAAAAGGTATTGAGGTTGATGGAGTGAAAGAAAGAGAGAAACAAAAAGAAGATCGTAAAGACGAAAGAACAAAGATACAAGCTACACAACAATCAGAAATGATTGAACAAAGAAATAGTGGAAAACCACCTAAAAACTTTGAGTCCGCAGGTAATGATATACTAAGTGGGGGATTTGATTTAGGAGGATTTGAACCTAGGTAAAATTATTAATTATTATTATATTATATTATGGCAAAAAACAAAAAAGAAGAGCCAGTCGTGGATAACGAAACAGGCTCGTTAAAAGTAAAAGAAAAAAAAGAACAACAACCAACAGGTAACAAAACAAAAGGAAACGTTACAAAGGTTAAAGAAAAAATGAAAATGAAACCACAAGTTATAGAAGATACTATAACTAAGGTTGATTTAAGTAAACCACCAAAACCAGAAGAAAATGAAACTAAAAAAGATAACGCTGACAACAGCGGAGTGGCTGCAGAGTCTAAAGATGCCGACACCTCACAAGAACAAGAAAAAATACAACCGGAAGCAGAAACACAAGAAGCTCCAGTATTAGAAGAGATTACTGAAGATTCTACTGAAGAGCAAGTTACTCAAGTAGAAGAAAAAGTTGAAGAAGCAATAGTTGAAGCTGAGGCAACTGGTAAACCGCTACCAGAAAATATTCAAAAACTAGTAGACTTCATAGAAGAAACTGGTGGAGATCTAAATGATTATATTAAACTTAATCAAGATTATAGTGAATTAGACAATGAAGATTTATTACGAGAACACTATAAACAAACAAAACCTCATTTAAACAACGAAGAAATTAACTTCCTTATGGAAGATCAATTCTCTTACGACGAAGATGTAGACGACGATAAAGAGATAAAAAGAAAAAAATTAGCGTTAAAAGAGCAAGTTGCCAACGCTAAAACTCAATTGGAAGAGACCAAATCCAAGTATTATAAAGAGATTAAAGCTGGAAGCAAACTTACAAGTGAGCAACAAAAAGCAATTGATTTCTTTAATAGATACAACAAGGAAGAAGCAGAGAACATAAAGGATAACGAAAAGAGAGTAAATAAATTTCAAAAAGAAACTAAAAACGTCTTTAACGATAAATTCAAAGGTTTTGAATATAACATCGGTGATAAGAAATTTAGATACAATGTTCAAGATGCTGAAAAAACAAGAGATACTCAAAGCGACATAAATAATTTTATCGGAAAGTTTCTAGATGAAAATAATACTATGAAAGATGCTAAGGGTTATCATAAATCTTTATTTACAGCAATGAATCCTGATGCTATCGCAAAACATTTTTACGAACAAGGCCAAGCGGATGCTATTAAAACAAGTGTTGAGAAAGGGAAAAATATCAATATGGATCCTAGACAAGCACATGGCGAGGTAGAAGCCGGTGGAATTAAAGTAAAAGTTTTAGGTGATAATACTGCTGATTTCAAATTTAAAATTAACAAAAAATAACAAATTAAAAATTTAAAATTATGGCAATTACTGCAGGAGGTAGTTTGAATAGCGTTGCAATTCCACAAAAGCAAACGTTATCCACAAACTATCTAGATTTTACGTCCGGCGCAAACGACTGGGCACAACAATATTTACCAGACCTTATGGAAAAAGAAGCTGAAGTTTTCGGACCGAGAACTATTTCAGGGTTTCTTTCAAAAGTAGGGGCTGAAGAGTCTATGACTGCTGACCAAGTTGTTTGGTCTGAGCAAGGTAGATTACACTTACATTATACTGGACAAATCACTAACGGTGATGCTGGTACAATCGCGGGTGGTCAAATTACTATCGGTAATGATATCGATGGTCAAGCAGCTGGCGCTAGTCACGGTATTAGAAAAAATGATACTGTTATTATCGCGAGTTCTGAAGGTACAGT